CAGGGGAGAGGGTTACCGCACTCGAGACCCTGCGTGACGTCGGCGCCCCGCTGGCCTTCAGCATCGACGGTTACTACTTCAGCGTGCTGATTCAGTCGTTCAACCAGCGCTTTGAGCACGTCTATCGCCGCTACTACAGCATCGACCTGCTCATTGTGGGGAGCCTTGACACTCCAATCACTGAAAACGCATTGGCTGGCACGCTTGACGCGCTGATCAACAGTGACGTGGGCGAGTCGCTTGGCCTGGCCAGCATCATCAATTCCAGCGCCGTGACTACCGCTATCGACACCGTGAAAAGTGCCGTATCGCAGGTTCAGGGCTTCGCCAACGCCACTATCGACACGATCCAGACGGTTATCCGGCCGCTGGTAGCCGCGCAGGCAGTAGTCCAATCGGTGATTGCTCAGGTCGGCGCTTCGGTAAACGACATCACCACCCTGGGCGGCCTGGTTCCTGGCAACCCGGTGGCGCGAGCCGCCAATAACGTCCTGCGCCAGGGCGCTGCGCTGACCCAGCTGGCTCCGCTATATCAAATGCAGAGCGTACTGGACCGGATGCAGAAGAACGTGCTGTCCGGCCCGCTGGCCAACGGCACGTCGAGCATCACAACCAGCAATACCAGCCTGCAGAAGGTCTCGGCAGACGCCTATGGCGACCAATCCCGATGGACCGAGATCGCCGCGGCCAACAGCATCACTGACCCACGCCTAGACGGCATCCAGACCATCAAAATCCCAGTAGGTGAATAAGTGGACCTGAATACCAGAGAGGCGGAGCAACTCGTCCGGCAGGTGGTCGGCCGCTTGCTCCTGAATGGCGTACATGTGCCTTTCTACTCGTTCGAGGTTGACAGCAACGCCTTCTACTCGGCCGATACCTTCTCGGCCGTGCTGGTGTTGAGCGATTTGCCACCTCCGTACAACACCACCCAGTGGTGGGGCGCGCAGACGTCGATTGAGGTGGCAATCTGGTCCGGGCTGATCAATCAAGGCACCCAGGACTGGAAGGAACTGATCGTCGGTGGCGTTGACCACCTGTCCATCAGGCCGGCCAAGTTCGAGGTAACCATCAGTGGGCGCGATTACACCAGCCGCTTCATCGATCACAAGACCAACGAGAAATTCGCCAACATGACCACCAGTCAGGTGGCCACGTTGCTTGCCGCGCGCCGCGGCCTTACTCCTGTCGTGACGGCCACGACCACGCAGGTCGGCGGCATTACCAAGTGGGACCACGCGCATGTCACTGACGAGCGCACAGAGTGGGACTTGCTGGCGTACTTCGCCGGCCTGGATGGGTTCCAGGTCTATGTGAGCGGCAACGAACTGCACTATGAGCCGGCGCTTGATCCGCAGACCACCGACCAGTACGTGATCCGCTGGGTTGAGCCCAACGCCTATTACTACCCACAGTCGAACACGACCGACGACATCACCTTCGAGCGTGATTTGACATTGGCGCTCGGCGTCACCGTGCAGGTCATCTCCTATAAGGACGGCAAGACGGTCACGGCGACGTACCCAAATAATTCGGCCAAGGGCATCTCGCCTGGGCAGTCGACGTCGAAGCGCCAGGTCTACGAGATCAAGCGCAACGGCCTGGACAAGGCTCAGGCGATTCTTCTCGCGCAGAAGACCCACAAGCAGATCACCGACCACGAGATGCGCATGTCCTGCTCCATGCCGGGCGACAACCTGCTGATGCCGAACACCATCGTTCGCCAGGAGGGTACCGGATCTGGGTTCGACCAGCTGTATTACGTGGACGCCGTGCGCCGGTCGATGAGTTTCGAATCAGGCTACACGATGAGCCTGACCGCCAAGAACCATAACCCCAACTCACTGGTGCAGCCATGATCGACAACTTCATGAATGCGGCCAGGCAGCGCCTTGGTGACGATGGCACTGGACCGCGGACGGGGACGATCACCGGTTACGACCCAGTCAACGGCGTGGTGAAGGTCGCAATCCAGCCGGAAGGCCGGGAAACGAACTGGATCAAGCTGGATTGCCCTGGCGTCGGTAATGGCTGGGGTGTGGCTATCGGCCCGCAGATCGGCGATGAGGTGACCGTCTCGTTTGAATCTGGCGACCCGAACCTGGGCAAGGTAACGGCTAGGCACACCAACTCGCTGAATCTGCCTATGCCGGTACCGTCCGGTGAAATCTGGATGGTTCACCAGTCTGGGTCGCTGCTTAAGTTCAACACCGACGGAACCGTCACATTGCACACCGTAGGCGCCCTGGGCGTCCACTCAGACGCCGCAATCAACTATGACTCGCCACAGCACAAATTCACCGGTGGGCCAGTCACGATGGACCACACGCTTACTGTGACCGACTCAACCGGCATCGTGGTGACTGGTGGCGACGTCAAGGCCGATACGATTTCCCTTAAAACTCACCGCACAAGCGGCGTCACCCCGGGTGGCGGGACTTCTTCGGTGCCAGTCGTATGAAAGACCTGAATCACTATGCCGGCGACGACCTTTCGTTATCGCCAACTGGCAGCCTTTCCCCAGTGGAAGGCACCGAGCGCGGCAAGCAACGCATTCTACGGCGGCTGATCACCAACCCAGGCGACTACCTATTCCACACGGAATACGGCGCCGGGCTGGGTAGATACGTTGGATCTCTCACCAACGTACCAGAGATCATCGCCCTCATACGCGGCCAGATCCTGCTCGAGGACTGCGTGGCCAAGAAGCCAGCGCCCGTTATCTCGGTCTCGACCGACAACGAAACCCTTTCCGTGACTATCAGCTACACCGATGCGCCGCTTGGCGAGCCGGTGACGCTCTCTTTTGAGGTAAATCGCTGATATGGCATCGCTCAATATCAAGGACTTCACCACGCTGGTACGGGACCAGGTGACAGCGATCCAGGGCCGCGCCGCCGGCCTTGTTGACTTCACCATTGGCTCTCTGCTTCGCGCCATCGCCGAAAGTAATGCAAGCGTCTTGCAGTGGCTCCAACAGCTGATCGTCACGCTGCTGGCCACCACTCGCGCTTCCACGTCTTCCGGGGCAGATCTTGACAGCTGGATGGCTGACTTCGGCTTCTTCCGCCTGTCTGCAAGCTTCGCCACCGGCAGCGTTACCTATTCCCGGTTCACGCCTACAGTTTCTGCGCTGATCCCGATTGGCTCGATTGTTGGTTCGACTGATGGCTCGCAGCAGTACACCGTCACGATCGATACGACCAACCCGCTGTATAACGCTGGATTGGCTGGTTATCTCATCCCGGCCGGCACTGCAACGGCCACAGTTCCAGTGGTGGCCAGCACTGCCGGCGCAGCGGCGAACGCACTGATCGGCACCGTCACGGTGATCGTTGGCAGCATCAGCGGCATCGACACCGTCACGAACCTGGCTGTCTTTGCGGGAGGCGTCGATCAAGAAGAAGACACGCCATTCCGCGCGCGCTTCGTGCTGTGGGTGCAGTCACTGTCTAAGGGAACAAAGGCTGCTATCGAATACGCGCTGTCGTCCATGCAGCAGGGTGTCAGCTACACCTTGACCGAGAACCAGGACTACAGCGGCAACCTGCTTTATGGGTACTTCTACGCGGTGGTTGACGACGGCAGCGGGGCGCCTCCTGGCTCGTTTCTGGTCACCGCCGGCGCCGCCATTGAGTCAGCCAGGGCATTTACCACGCGCTACGGCGTATTCGGCCCGGTATTGGTGACGGCCAACGTCGGCATGACCATCACCACCGACTCGACGGTTGTGCACAGCGTCGTGGTAGCGCAGGTAGTTGCTGCGATCCAGGCGTACATCTCCAGCCTTAAGTTGGGCCAGATCCTTCCATATACGCAGCTTGCTGCCGTGGCATACGGCGTTACGCCGGCGATCACCAACGTGTCGGCAGTACTTCTGAATGGCAGCACTGCCGACCTGGCCGCAACCAATAAGCAGGTCATCCGACCAGGCACAGTGACGGTGGCTTAAATGAGCGTTGGCGACCAAAGCGACATGTTCGAACGGCTGAAAAGCCTGCTCCCATTTGGATGGTTCGGAGACAACAACCCAGTTCGCGATGCGCTGCTGTGGGGCTACGCTCAGGCGCTTTCATGGGGGTTTACCCTTTACCTGTACGCAAAGGCCCAGACCCGAATCAAGACGGCCACCGATGGCTGGCTTGACATTATCGGTCTCGACTTTTTTGGGAATAGCCTTATCAGGTACGCCGGTCAGTCAGACACCAGCTATCGCAATCGCATCCTGATAAATATTTTCAGAGAGCGCGCGACTCGGCGTGGCATGGATCAGGTCTTGTTCGACTTGACTGGACGCCGACCGCTGATTATCGAGCCTGCAAAGCCAGATGATTGTGGCTGCCTTGGCCTGACTCTTGGCCTTGGTGTCGCCGGTCCGCTCGGGTCTACCAGCTGCCCATATCAGGCCTTCGTGACCGCATATCGTCCCTCTGGCAATGGTGCATCGAGTTGGCCCGGCATCGCGACAAACTGGTTCGGACTATCAATCACAAGCGGGCTTCTGCCAGCCGCACAGCTGTTCCCCGAAGTCTCCGACGCAGACATCGTCGCCGCAATCGAGGCGACCAAGCCATACGGCACGACAGTTTGGTATCGAATCACCAACTGAAACCCTTCTTTCTAATCCAGGCCCGCCATGTGCGGGCCTTTTTTATGGGGCACCCATGGACAGACAGATCGTATATCCAGGCCAGATCCTGCCTGAAACCACTCTTTTGCAGATGGCAAAAGACGCGATGATCGGGAGCGCTAAGCTGGCAGCCGCCATGCTGGGAACTAGCACCATCGCCAACGGCTTTGCCGTGACCCCGACCGGTCCGGCTTCGCTGCAGATCGTCGTAGCGCCTGGTGAGATTTACAGCCTGGCCAACATCGATTCGCTGGCGTTCTCCACTCTGCCGGCTGATACCACGCACTCGATCCTTAAGCAGGGTATTTTGCTGGATGGTGTAACCCTGAGCTGCCCAGCCCCGACCACCACCGGTCAGTCGATCAACTATCTGGTTCAGGTCACTTACCAGGATCAGGACTCCA